AGTTGTAACATCAACAATTTGACCATTAACAACAGCCGTATCTCTTTTGGTTGGTGCAGTACCTTGAATTAAATCAATTTTTCCATTTGCATCTACTTGGTACTTTTGACCTGCACCTGTAGGTAATTGCTGCTCTAAAACTTCAGCAGCAGTCATCATTCTTGCTTGTGGTTTATTAGCCGTAAACAAAACTTTACCAGTAGGATCAACTAAATTACCCTCTACAACTATAGGTTTCTTAGCAGCAGCTTCACGTTCAGCAACTATACGGAATGCACCAGCAGGATTAGTATCAAACTCATCAGCCAAGTCAGGATATTTATTCTTCATAGCCTGTACACCAGCCTGTTGACGCTGTTGCATCATTAACTGTTGCTGTTGACCATAGTTCTGCACTCCTTGCTGATATTGTTGACCAGCAGCACCATAAGCACCTGCTAGTGCATTAATAATATTTAATGCAGCAGAACGTCTAGGTCCTTGACCACTCATTCCTTGCGCTAGTGCAGCAGCACCACCTAGTAATCCAGCAAAATTAGATGAATTTCTAAGAGCATTACTTTGATTTTCACCAAGCAATCCAGTATATGTAGGATTTTCTACACCGAATACGTTAGGAATATAATCAGAAATTGCCATAATTCACCTATAGCAAAGAAATTGGTTGCGGACGCATAACAGACTGACCTTGTGGATTCAATAGACTCATGTAATCTACTGGCTGAATCCCACCACGTTGAATCTGACCTGCTGGAGCGTATTGAGGCTGTTCTGGAGTTAGCGCATCTTTAGCTAAACCAAGTCCAATCTGTGACGTTATAGGATTAGCATTTATGAACTTATTGGCACTACCAAAAGCATCCGCAACTCCTGTCAAGCCACCACCAACTTGTTGGGCAAAAGTAGGAGCAGCAACTTGAGGAGCATATCCAGCAGCACTTCCCATAATTCCAGTTGGAACAGCACCAGTAGCACCAGTAAACCCACTAGCAAATGAACCTCCAAGACCGCCTGTAGCACCACCAATTAATGCACCTGTAAGTGGATTACCACCTTTAGCAGCAGAAATACCGCCACCAAGTGCAGCACCAATTAAAACTGGTTCCATTCCGCTCATTATTTGCCCCCTCCTGATGCTGTCTGTGTAGTCGTAGTTCCTTGAGGAACATTAGAGAACAGATTAGCAAAGTTCTGCAATTTCATTTGCGGCAAGTTCTGATTATAGTTAAAACGAGCCATATCACCCTGCAATTTAGACTGATCGTAACCTTCATTAATCTGACCAATTTTTAATAGCTTATCAATATCCATATAATCAGCATTAGCCATATTTTGAGCATTATTAACCGCAGCCATTTGACGAGCACGTTCAGCCTCAGCAGAACCATAAGCCAATTGACCACCTGTTTCAGCTAAATTTCTAGCAAATATGTCTTGTGCCACGCCTTCTTGTTGACCCATAGCACTAGAACCATAGCGACCAGCAGCAGCAGCACTAGACCGTAAACCTTGAATATTCTTATTAAATACGTCACCAGCCTGACGATTAACACCTTCTAAAGCACCCGCTAAGAATGGATTAACGCCCTTTCCAGCAATGGTATCAAGAGTCTCTTGCTGTGCAGCCTTAATAAGATCAGAACCTCCCAAAGCTCGTCTCTTAGCCATATCAAGAGATTGCATGGTTGCTTCAGAAGGAGAGATATAGTTCTGTCCCTCATAGAATTTAGGACCTTCACCTTGATAAAGACGTTTAGCTTCTTCTAAGCCATACGTTACAAAGGGAGCAATACGAGGATCAATACTCGTAGTTGTTGTACTAGGACCACCGCCACCACCACCCATATCACACCTCGCAAATCCATTGTCGTGGACGGAATCCGTAAGTAGCCGCCCTTTTATCCCAACCACGCCTATGGCTAGAAAATGTTATATATTTAACCTTAGCCTCTGCTGCCATGCCTTTTATGTATTTTAAGGCATTTTCGGTAATATCATAACTATTTTCTAACGAATAAGCAGCCCATAAGTGCAGAGTTTTACCTTGTGGCTGTAATACAAAGAATCCAGCATAATGGTTGTTCTCTATTGCCACAAATAACAGGCTTTTTTGATTAAAACAGTCCGTATATACATCCTCAATAATCCAGTTCTCTGGACTCTTGGTCTTAATCTTCTCTAATCCAGTTTTAACACTAGCCCACCAATTTCTAAGCTCTTGTGGATCAATATACTTATATTCCATTAGCCCACCACAACGTAACCATACGTTTTACCTGCTGTTATATTTGCGGTATGAGTTATCGTAGCCGATCCTTGAGTTCTGTTACTAATATATAAAGAAGATAAGCTAGAAGCAGCCGTAGATGACAATGGCGTAAATAAGATAATACTTCCATATCCTATACGTTCATCATTAATAGTTGTCGTAGTCGCACCACCAACAGCTAAGGTAACTGATCCAGTATTGTTAGTCTTGCCATCCATAATTCCACGCACAACCTCAGCAACAGCACGATTGTCAGCACCAAATACAGGCAATGAACGAAACTGAGTCATCGAGCACCCTGAGTAACAATATCTATTTCAGTAGCTACAGCAGTTTTCCATGAAGCATTAGTAGGACTCATCTTAATCCTATGATAACGACCAGCAGAACGTAACGAAACACGACCTTCAGCATCAGGAGTTACCTCAGTAGTAAAAGATATATCGTCTGATAATAATTCCCTACTGGCAACAGAAATAGTACCAGTACCAGCATCAATTACTGGTCTTGCAAAAGTAATAATAGACCTTCCTATATCTATATCACCAGATGATATAGAAGCAGATTTATACGCGCCTGAAAAAGAAACAATTTTTGATCCTATTACACCCAAAAATACAAGAATACCACCAGCAAAAACACGAGAGTCTAATGGCATTCCGTTTGACGTAATATCAAGATTTCCTAATGTTATTGTGCAGTTTGAACTTGCTATAGTTGCACTTGCCGCAGCTTGGAATGTAAATGTATTCGCGTCAACTTTAGTTATCTGAAATGTTCCATCAACACCAGCACCAGAAGTAGCATCGAATTTTATAAAAGCATTATCTTCTAATCCATGATCTGTTGTAGTATTAACAGTAACAGTTTTTGTTCCATTTTGTGTGTATGCACCAGTTTTTGTTGTGCTAAAAAAATAAGAATCAAGTTGCTCAAGTGTGGCACTAGGTGTCAGACCAAATGCAATTGATGTAGCAGTAGTATCAGCATAACTCCAGCGACCTAAATCAATGGAATACAGCAGTAAATAACGACCACCAGACGAATTTTTAAAATTCCATGCGATTAACTTACGTACTGGATCAATCGTAGCACTCATCGATGTACGTATTTCGCTAGGAATAGCGTTATCAAAGAACCAACGATTTACTTTTTCAGCACCTATATTTTTAGTAGTCTGTCCATCACAAGCATAAAATCCATCGTCTGATAGAAAGTACGTAATACCACCGAATTGTGCAATAGAACCGTTAGTAGAACACCCTAAAGTACGTGAAATAGCATCAAACTGAAAGAAAAATGGAGAACCAACGTAACTCATACGGTAAATGGCTCGTTCCATAAATATCAAGCCATATTCACCACCTGCTAAACCTGTAATATCTCCACCTTCAGGAAGAATTTGCGTATCAGCTTGGCTTGTGGATGCTGGAGTCCAATTAGTTTCATTATTAATGTCTGACCAGTAAATCTTATTAGTATCACTTCCATCATTAGCGGCAACAACAAAGTCGCGCACTACTGTTACATAGTTAGCAACTGGTGCAGAAGCATCTAAATTTGCAAAAGTTGATCCTCCAGCCATATCGTAGGCTTGCAATTTATTTACACCATTGGCAATAATCATCTTAGAGCCAAACTGAGTCACATCCCATGATTCAGCAGATGTATATGTAGTGCTTACAGAATCTAACGTAATATCGTCAGAATCAAACTTAAACACTTTAGTAGCACCAGCAGCAAATAGGTTTGTCTCTCCTCGATATTTTCCAGCAAAAGTTATCAATAATGGTTCAATTGCATCAGCAGAATAATTAACTTCCGATTTAAACGGAGCATAACCATTCGTTACAGGATAGCAATTAATAGCATCTGTAACCGCTCCTGATACGCTAGGCTGATCTGGTAGCCATTCACCAAAGATAATCTTTTGCTTTGCCATATTCTTTAATCAATAAGTTCGTCAGCAACAATATCGGCTTTTTCTGATACTTGTGGTTCAGCTTGAGTACGTACCTTTGTTATTAAATCAACAACTTGCACAAATGGTTTATCGCCTAAAGCACCTAACACACGATTAACTTCATCCACAGTTAGCGTCAGTTTAATGTCACTCATTTATTACTCCGTTAGTTTCTGTAATTAAGGCTTACAGTTTGCCTTTATGCCCAAGGAAGCCCTTTGTATCCCGTTGTCGCGGGAGCTTGTAGTTGGGTTACCGTATCTTCATAATACGCAACACCAGACTCGGTCAGCGCCGATTTTACCCATTCAATTACAACACTTTCAGTAAGTTCTTTGTAAGGCAAAAAATCGCCATCTACGTACGGAATTTCAACTTTACCGTTAAGCAAATCACCTACAGAAAATTCAACGTCTTTAACAATGTCTTGCTTGCCATCTTGATTCAAGATGCAATTCATATTAGTAATTTTCCACGTAGCCATATTTCACCTATTAAGCAATAGCAACAGTTCTAGCTGTTTCAAGTACGTTTGTACCGTCAGACACAAAGCTAACCATAAAATATCTTGCTGTTGTTGTTCCTGTAACTAACGTGGCAGTTGTCTTAAATCCTGTTCCAAAAGTTATTGTGTAAGAAGAAGTGCCACTCGTTAAAACTATTAACGTAAGTCTAGTTCCAGCAGTAGGTACAGTTGTTGTATATGTTGCAGTAGCGTTAGGAGTAACTTTAACTACGTTGTACGATCCAAATGCCATCGCTGTAGTACCAGCAGAAGGATTGTTATATCCACCAGTAACATTACCAGTTGCTAAAACTGCTCCAGTTACATCAACAGCAACCGTTGCCGCACTTGTTCCACCAAATCTGCTATTACCAGAAAATGCAGGATTACCAGAAAAAGTACCAGTTAAAGCAGCACCGTTACTAATTGAAGGAGTCCCACTTAATACAATAGCACCAGAGAAAGTAGGAGTTCCTGTAAATGTTCCAGCTAAAGATGCACCTGTACTAATTGATGGTGTACCACTTAAAGTAATTGCACCAGAAAATGTGGGTGTTCCAGTAAATGTTCCTGTTAATGCTCCACCACCACTTAGAGTAACTGCTCCAGAATACGTATGTGCTCCTGTAAATGTACCACTTAATGCACCGCCACTATTTAACGTAACTGCACCACCAAAATATGCAGTACCAGCCGCAATATAAAGTGAATATGCATTAGTAATTGTTACGTTAGTTCCGTTTGCTGGTGCTGCTGATATATACAGAGTTGCTGCATTTGTTACTGTTTGAGAAGCAGTTGTTGCCGCGAATGTTGGAGTTCCTAAACTATTAGCTGCTACTGTTCCAGTTAATCCAGCACTTGATGTATAAGTACCAGTAGCAACACTAATAGCAGGTCCTGTAGTAGTCCATGCAGCTTGCGATATGTTGCCGCTAACAACAAGTTTATTACCAGTAGTATTAGAAAAAGTACCTGTCCCTGTTGTAGTTGTGGCTCCACCAAAATACGAAGCACCAGAAGCTATATATAAAGAATACGAACTAGTAATTGTTGTGCCGCCTGCCGCAGTCGGTGCGCCTTCTATATATAAAGTAGTAGCAAGTTGTATTGTATCGGGGTATTCTCCATCATCAATTTGTAAAGACGAAATTTTAAGTGAATTTACGTTTATTTGTGTAACTGCATATAAGTCTTGGTTTACAAACGCCCCGCCAGCATTATAAAATCCAAAAGCATTAGTTGTGGTTGGGCTATAACCATTCAAATTTCCTACAGAATCAATGTGCATTCTTGCTGCTGGTGTTGTAACTGAACCACTAGCTAAACCATAAGTTCCTGCTTTTACTGGCGCAGCACTTCCAACATATATACCAATAGTTTCTGAAGTAGGTCTATAAATCCCATAAGTAGGAGCAGTAGAACTTGTGGGTGTAAAACTTTTAGCCGTTGCTGTACCAGTAGTAGCAAAATTAGTACCATCAAAAGTTAGCGCAGAACCAGTAGCTAATGCACTTGTGCTTGATGCGTAAGGTACTCCATTTGCTGTAAACGTTGCTTGGCTAACATTAATACCTGCACTCGTACCATCAAGATAAAGAGCGCGGGATGATGGATACGTTAAAAATACAGTAATTGTGCCTGAGAAAGTTACAGCAGAGCCAGAGTTGCTGGATGAAAGAATAGTTGTACGTGTTAGGGTAGGACCAGTAGTTGAATATGTACCTAATCCAGCCTCCCAATTACCATTCGTATCGGTAGCTGCGTAATATGTAGTATTAGTATTTCCAACAACAGAAAATGATTGAAACCCTGCAATAGCACCACCAAGCGTAAAGCTAACGGTAGTGTTTGCCGTAGCACTCTCTTTTACGCGATCTTTTAATACTAAAGCCATTATTGCCTCAACCAAGTATTAGGACTGCTTGCAACTACAGTCCATGAATTATCGTTACTAGATGGAATTATCCATGTACTGCTTTCTGGACTTACTGTATTCCATTGAGACGTATTACCAGATTCATTACTCCAATTGCTTGAGTTAGGAGTAGTGTCTATCCACTCCTCACCTATTATCTTACCATTAGCGTTTACAGAAGTTACTGAACTTATAACACCAAATGCGTCATAGGTAGCACTAGATAAACATTCTACGCTTGATAATGCATTTACATAAGCAACATTAGAAAAAGTATAATTAGCTAAAGCAGAGACTGATGCAGTTCCATTAATAGCACCAGAAGTATCCTGTACCCTAGTCCCATTGGATGCTACCGTAGCAGTACCATTAACAGAGCCAGAAGTGTTTTGCACTCTAGTTCCATCAGATACTACTGTTGCAGTTGCATTTACACTACCAATACCACTTAAAATTAATAGTGCATTTGTTGTTATAAATGCCGTTGCGTTAATACTTGCCGATGCATCTACAGGCTGATTCGGTATGCAACTAACGTCAGCTAAACAAGAAACAGAAGCACTAGAACCTGTTTTTATTATTCCATTAGTGCTAACTGTTGCAGTTCCATCAATATATATGACAGCACTAAAAATTCGTATTGCATTAGCCGCAACATCAGCAGAAGCATTAATACTTGCAGATGCCTCTACATAACCACCAACATCATCTAGTGTGGCAAATGGACTTTCTGCAAAAGAACTTATGCCAAACATTATTTATTTCTACGCAAGAGTTACGCTAAGATTCCCAACAGAAACCCTAAATATATCTCCAGTAGCAATAGTTTTAGATGCATCCAATGGTGTGTGATACAGCAAGTTTCCAGCAGTTAATGCATCACGAATACCTATGTGAGTTACGGTTCCCCATGATCCACCAGCAGCAGGAAACTCAATAGCAGCACTATTCGTAGATACTCCGTTACTAGGAGCACCCATCGTAATAGTCTGACGAGCGTAAGAAGTTCCTGATACCTCTGTGCCTGTATCAGCATCAGTAGGATCAGCCGTATATAACGCCAAGTAAATGGTAGTCGGAGCAGTATAACTAGTAGCTCTTAACGTACCGTTAATTAACGCATTTTCTAAGTAGTTCGACATCTCTGCCATAATTTACCTCACGCTCATTGACATCGGTTGACCACCATATTCACTACTCTGGTCAGCCACGCTTATTGTTGAAATTGCACGATCATACAAAGTTCCCCAAGTCTGAAGCCTTGCATCATTCATTAAATATGGAGCAGCTTCTCCCAATGCAGCATACAACAGAGCATCAGGATAGTTAGCTAAAAATATATTAGATGAAGTAGTGCTGCTTAATACTGTTGGTTTTGCGTAATACAACATTTGTACGCTGTAAGTAGTATCAGGAATTGGAGCAAACTGAATCTCTGACGAAAGTATCGTATAGTTTACTGGTTTACCTGAATCAGTAGTTCGTGATGTTGCAAAAAATGTATTAGGAGACAGATACTTTACTGGTGATGCAGGATTAGTACGTAAATGTACGTCACGCATCTCTAGGAAGTCCGTAGGGATGCCTAATGTCTCTTGACCTGATGTGGTATCAGCGCGAGCAACAACAAGCATCTTGCGTGTTCTAAGCTCTCTAGCAAGCCTAGCCTCAGCTAAAGCAATAAAAGTAGGAATAATAGTCGTTAAATCTGGTCGCGCTAACCAATCAGCAACCATCAATTTAAAGCCAGTATAGTTAGTGAAGTTAGCTGTAGTATCAGGCAACCTTACTTCAGCCACAACTTTATCAAATAACTGTGACCATGTTGCAATTCTTGCATCGTCTATAAGGTATGGCTGTGCCTCAAGAAGTGAGCCATACAAATAAACATCTGGATGTGCTGTTAGAAGCCAATTGGTAGTTACGCTAGTAGATAAGTTAGTTACACCAACAAATCTACGCTGTAACTTAGCTTCGCAAAGATCAATAAAATCAGGAATCTCGTCCGTTAAATCAGAACGAGCTAAATAGTTTGCAATTGCAGCTTTTAAGTTTGTATAGCTATTCAATGCCATCGCTATTTCCCTGAGTTATGCTTCTCAACTGCATCTTCTTCTACATCTTCCCATCGATACTCATACGTTCCAATGTGACCAATATGCTTAGATAAACTATGATCTACATACGTCTGGAACCCATTATCTAAGGCTTTGACGCAGAAATGTACATCCTCACCAATGATGCCCTTAGAACCCCAACCTACGTCATACCACGGCTTTTTTATGGTATTAAAGACATCTTTGTGGATCATCACTACGCCACCACCAACTGCTGTACAAGGCTCAATACCTTCTTTGCCCCTAGAGTCTATTTTATGCCATGCGTGATGAATAATCTTGCCTTCTTCATCTTTTTCTATCTGAAGATTCAAAGCTGTTGGCAATGTTGGCATACGTCTAGTTACCGCATTAACGCCAACAATCGGAACATTCCTACTCAACAGTATTTCTATCGTATCAGCAGGGAACCGCATATCTGAGTCAATGAACAGAATGTAGTCACAACCTTCGCTTAACGCAGCATCAACCAGCTTTTCTCTCTGGTCGAATATCAACGTACCAGCCATTGTGTACAACTTCAGACTATTCTCACCAGAACCACAGCGAAACTTAGAGTCTCGTCCTACCATCTTCGCTAAGTCAAACGCAAAGCCAGTATGAACCTCATCCCTAGCCGGAACACATACGCCAACTGTTATACCCATTAGATATTACCCCTATAGACTTTCCATTGTGCATTATCGGAATCATTGAGCCATCGAGCAAAACCAGCATCATCAACGATTACAAAGCCCTTCATAATACCCTTTTTATTCAAGTCATCAATGACCGTAAAAGGTATCCTAGCTATGTGGTGTAAGTCGTTTAGATTTCCTGTCCTTGCCTTGTCTGCCTCTCTGATATGGTTGTTACTATCAAGTATCTCAGTAACATCCTGTTTAGTTTCGATGATAATCCCACCATCACCGTCCGCATGAACAACCTGTTGTCTATAGTCCATAAGTCCTCGTAAATGCCCCCAGAGACGAATCCCTAGGGGCTATTCAATTACAGAGCCATGTTCAAGTCAGCAACGATACCGTGAGCGGCTTCGTTCTTAACTTCCAATGTGCACTCAACCAAAATCTGAGTCTTGTCAGAGTCACCAGCTTTTGCAAGCTCGTTAGTCATGAAAGGACGCAGATAAGCGATTGCAGCGTACTCAGGATCAAGCACCAGAGCATCACGTGTACGCATGAAACGATTAGGAACCACGCTCATTGAACCGAAGTCAGACAAGTAAACGTCAGCAGCACCAACGATAGTAGCCTGAGCGCCACCAGTACCACCATTGACGTTATAACGATAAGCTGACAGACCTGTGAAAGTCGAAACTTTCTGCTTACCCAATGCACCAACCATCAGAATCTTAGGTACGCCACCAGATACAAATACTTCTGAAACTACTGTTTTCAGCAGAGTCTCAGTAAATGTACGTGTGTTACCGTCTGTACGAGTCGATACGCCGATAGTAGTTGGATCAGCACCGTTAGTCTGAGCGTCAGAGTTGGTCTTGATCCACGACAGCAACGAACCCATCTTACGAGCAGTAGAGTTAGTTGTACCAGCCGAACGACCTTGGTTGCTCAACAGGATGGTCTCTAGGTCGCGTTTGATTTCTTGCGATGCCTTAGCCAACTGATAAGCCTTCTCAGATTTACGCCCTGCTTTGTTAACTGTATCCAGAGTGCCAGAGACTTTGATAGTCTTTTGCAGAATCTGAGTGTAGTTACCCAAACGAGTTGTTGGAGACAATGTAGCGTCAGAAGCATCAGCACCTTCAACAGCAGCGTTGTTGGTAGTTGCAGCAGCCAACGAATCTGTCTGCCATTCGTGGTAAACAGCCGTAGCTTTAGTCTTGCCAATAGAACTCATGAATGGAGTTTCAGTTGGGCTGATGTCATAAATTACATCGGTCAAATCTTCACGCTGACCAATTGCGTCATAAGCATTATAAATAGCCATGATTCAATCCTTTATAAAAATCGTTCAAATACACTAGCCGCATCGCGGACACTTCCGCTAGACTTAGCTCGTGCCTTTAGTTTCTTTGTTTCTTCAGCACTACTATCTCTAGGTTTGCTTACGCCAGACTTAATCGCTTTCGGAGCCTCATTAACCTTCTTGTTAATGGCTGGCTTACTTGCGACTAACTTGTCGTACTGCATAGCCTTATACAGAGTTAGTACCGCACGGCTGTCATAGACAGCACCTAATTCACTATCTGAGAATCCTAACTGTTTACCAAAGGCACGAATATCATTTCTGATAGCTTCACCCTTAGTAGGATCAGTAAATTCAGGGATAGCAGCAGACAGTTTTTGCATTTCCTCAGCAACTACGTGCTGCATCTGCATCTGTCTATCTTGCTCCTGTTGCTGAATGATTCTTGATCTCTCAGCCTGTACAGCAGCTAGTTGCTTATCTCTCTGAACAATCTCAGCCACCTTTACAGAGTATCCAATAGGATCAGTCTCTTTCAGGTAGTCAAGATTTTCTTCTTGCTGAGGCTGTAGCATTTGCTCAATCATCTCTAGCCTTTGCGCGTACGTATCACGCATCTGCTTGGCTTCTTGAACAGCTTGACGCTCTGCCTCTACGGCTTTACGTTCCTCAGCTACTACTTGCGATTTCTTGGTGTAATCCGTGCCAAGTTGATAAGCCTTGATAAGCTCATTAAGCGTTACCTCACGTTCTTCTCCAGCCGCTTTGACTCGATACGTGGGTTGCTCTTGCTCCTCACCGTCATCATCTTGTTCTACCTCAGACTCATCGTCTGATTCGGCATCGCTTTCGTTAGCTTCTGGCTCGTGCTCTGGTTGTCCGTTATCGGAGCCTTCATCACGTTCCATCATGCTCAAGAAAGCGTTAGCTGCA